GTATCAAACTCTAAACCCTCACGAGTTAGTTGAGTTTCACCCATGTTAGCATCTACTGATGTTTTATCTGAACTTAATATGTAAGATGCACCGTAGTTGTAATTATTTCCGGGCATGTTATTCTCCTATCTATCTAAAAATCCACCAAGGCTATAATTTGTACCCATACCACGCCCTGTCATAGCACGGGTCATACCAGATAAGAAACCTTCTTCAGGTTCTTGTTCTTGTATTTCTTCTCCTACGGCTTCTACTGCTGGTTTAACAACAGCTTCTGCTATACCATAGGGAGTTAATTCTTCTTTTACAGTTGTACCGATTGCTTCTAGAGTCGTTGCACCAGCTTTCTTTTGTTCTGCAAAAGTGAAAGCTACTGCTGCTGGACCAAAAGCTAATGCACCTATTGCTTTCTTACCTGTTTTTCCTAATATTTCTAACAACCCATCTGCCATGCCTTTAGCATTGAAGCCTTTTGATTCTAAACTAGCGCGGGCTTCGGGGTTAGATGTAGGAGTTGTGTCGTCAGTAGGTTTTTTTTGTTCGGACACTTGAGTTTGTTTTTGTTCTAGCGATTCTTGTTGTTTTAATTTTTCCTGCTTCGCCTGTATTAACTGCGTCTCCATCTGTTCTTTAGATAGTTCCATAAAAGTACCAGAAGCCTGTGGGTCTATCGTTATGGATGTAGGAGTTATAACTTTATCTGAAAAAGAAATGCCTTGTGATTTTTGTTCAACTACCTGCTGGAGATGAACAGGAAGTTTTGAAACTCCATCTGCAGTTACTGTGTATCTTTGAGTAAATGGAGATACTTGAGTTACTCCTACATCAGAAAGAAATTGTCCGTGAGTTAATACGGGGTTATTATTAGCATCTAGTGTTTTATTTCCCTCTGTAAGAAGCACGTAGGGTTCAAAAGCTTTAGCATTAGCTTCTTCGATTGCGCCTGACGCATCTATTACCGCCTGATACTTCTGAACGTTTCCTGATGGGGGTCGCCAAGTGAGGGCTTTACGAACTATATTATCATCGTCATACCCTTTTGAACTAAGAGAAGTTTCCATTATACGACGATAATCATAGAAAGTAAAATCTTGTTTAATGTACTCCCCCGTACTTTCTTGAAGATATTCTATCTGAGGGATTGCTGAGTTTTTTAGTGCGTCGGAAATAACAGTCGTTGCTTTATTGGCGTTGCTAAAAACCAAACCAGAAGTTTTGTCGCCTATCACAGACTTTATTATATCTCTCTGTGCGCTAGGAAGATAACCAATAGGTACACTCCTAGTTTTTTTACTAGCCTTGCCACCTGTGGGGGCATCCGTCTTTAATTCTAAATCTTTTACTAACCCTGTTTCAAAATTAATATTCTCTATTCTTAAATTACTGAAATCTGCTTTTCTATACCCGCCTAGCATGGACATAAGCATCATGCCACCTGCTTCTTTAGTAGCAGGATTTGACATCAGGGCAGCAGCTATACGTTTAGACTCGGTATATACTTCAACAGGAAACTGTAAGGGTATGAGTCTACTTATATCTGACGTAAATCCAGCGTTCGTATATGCCGCTTCTCCTACTGCACTTTTTATTCTAGTTCGTAGAGGATTTTCTGTTTTTGCACCTAACACTCCTACTTCGGCTAGAATGCCTTTAAAATCTCCTATGAAACTATCAACAGGATTAGAAAATCCTTGTTTCACTACATTCTCATACATCGTATTTGCAGCGGGTGTATTATCTGCAATGTCGCCCAGAGTAACGGCAGAAGCCCCTATACTTTCTGCTACCTTTAGCTTTCTAGCCTTTACAGAATCTGAAATATCTGCCCTATTATTTATAACATCAATAATAGTAACTTTACGAAGGGCCTCTGGTCGTGTATCCCCGCCCTCTGTAATCTGATTGATAAAATCTTCTTTAAACTTAGGTGCTTTAACTGCCATCTAATATCCAAATGTGGAATCGAAAGGTTGAAATGCTTGGTCTTTTATGCCTTGCAAAGTTTTGTGAATTGATGTATAACCACTAGTACGTGTCATAACCATATAACGGAGTGCATCGTATGCGTGGTCTTCAGCTTTTGTATCAACGTCTTCACTATTGGTTTTGGACAGCGGAATACCTGACATCTGTGCGACAGTGTGTTTACAAGTTGCGAAGATTCGTAAACGTGGTTCTTTGGTATACGGGTCGTCCGATAGTCTTCTATGTAATTCCATTTTCCCTTGTAGTCTATTTCGGTCTGATGGTGTCCACCTGACACCTGCCCGCATCATAGTTTCTGCAATGGATGGTCCGAAGCCTGTTTTGTTCCAACAGGAAGAGTCTAAGACATTATAGTGGGGAAGAGGGTCTAACTCTTCCATTTCTAGTATTTTATCAGCCAGTTGTTCTGCTGTCAAGTGTTTTACGTATAATTCACGATAAACCCAAATATTGTTATCCCAATCAATAGCACCCCACAGTACACAAGAAGGCGACGCATAACCATAATCTGCTGCGCGTATTCTAGGCCAGTTAGTTGGTAAATCAAAAGGTTCGACAACATGTCGTCTCCGTGAAAACTCTGGGAACGCAGCACCATCCGCTACATCCCAATCTCCTTCTAGTAAGCGACGACGTTCTACATCTGGTAGTGAACGAAGCATAGCCTCGTATTGTCCGTCTGCCATCAGGTAAGGGTTGTCTGTTAGTCTGGCGGGTACGAACTTGCGGTAAAATAATGGTTTACCTGCTTTCTCGTGTCCCTCAGGCCAAACGAAAGGTCTACCTGTTTCTAGGTCTGCTGCAGGGAACGGCTTGTTGTGTTCCCCTACATCTATGTACATCTTCTTGACCCACCAGCCGCCAACACCACCGGGGTTAGCTGTGCATCGCATACAAAGGTTCTTCTGCAACTCTGGGTCTGTAGAACGAAGACGTGACCTTAGGTAGTCCCAGACGTAACTGGTAGGATACTGTGTTATTTCATCCACGCCAATCCAGTTAAAAGCCTGTCCTTGGAAACGAGTTACGTCCTTATCTCTATCGAGATAGGTAAACCAGATTGTTGCGCCACTAGGGAATACCCATGTGGACTTCGACTCTCTAAATGTAGCACCGGGGAAAGCCTTGGTGTATAACTGCTTAGACTTGTCTATAAGTTCGGTAAGTTCATCCAAGGTGCGACGGAGAAGAAGGCCACGATGGTTAGGATTATGACAGTACCGAAGAGGGTCAGCAAGGAGGGCAAAACTCTTACCTCCGCCCGCTGCACCGCCGTAGAGGACATCTTGTTCCGGTGCGGAAAGAAACTCCTCCTGAGGTCCTTCGTTTGGTTTGAATATAACGGGTGTATCATCAATTATCTCTTGCACGGTTGCCGGGAGATTGGCAACATCATCCATATCTACGACACGAGTATCTTTCTGGTTTAACGCAGATTCAACTTTCTTCGCACTTTTCTTTAGCTTACGTGCATAGCTTGCTTTGTCTTGCGACTTCTTTTGTAATTTCTCTTTGGCTTTCTCTGCTTTGCGAACCCGTGCCTGTAAAGCACGTCTAGCACGTTCTGCCCTAGAGAGGTTGTATACTGCCTTTGGTGCGTTGGGGTCCTTCTTGGGTCTTCCCCGTGGCTTTTTTGGCGTTTGTTCTGTCATTGGGTAGTTCCCTAGGCCACTCAGCCATTTTTTTCCGACGAACTTGTAGCGGGTCTGCCTCTATAGTCTGTTCCTCTAGATAAAGGCGGTTTGCGAGTAGGTATAGCTTGTCCTATGTCCGGATTATACCGTTTAGTTGTCGCTGGCCTAGATGGTTTATCACTAAGCATACCAATACCTAACTCTTTATCTAAAATTCTATCAAAATTGGTAGGGTCAAATACCATTACAGTATTTAATGTGCTATCTTTTTTGACTGCAGGAATTAAACCTTTATCTTTAGCCCGGTCATATCGTTTTTTATTTTTTACAGATAGATTATCGTAATCTTTTTTTGTTACTTTACTAAAATTTTCATTAAATTCTTTAATACTATCCATCGATTATTACCTCTTTCTTCGGTGGCAACAATACCACCCCATGTATTGCCTGAACGTTGTGGTTCATTGTCTCTTGTTTGCCCAAACCAACCCGGTTGAGTATGGCTTCGGCTGCACGTAGCTTCAAATCATCACCCCGTTCGACTACAGGTGTGTCAACTAGTTCTACCATCTTGTTGGCTGCCCGCAAACTATGCCCTGCCAACACCGCACGGGTGCGTTCGACTATCTCGTCGGCTAACGAGTCGCGCAACCATGTTACGGAACCCACAGAATACCCCGCAACTTCAGCAGCCCTGTTGAAATTACCGTTGTTTTCGAACAAGGCTGTCAGGAACGTCTCCTGTTTTTCGGATAATTTCTTTTTAGGTGTCTGTTGTACAAGATTCATGGGGGTTTTCCGTTGCTATGTTGCTGGGAAGCGTATCGAAGACTCTAATTGTAAGGAAAATTGCTTTGAATATCGGGGTCGTTCGCTGTTTTGCAACCCCAGCAATACCAATTATAGGGTTAAGAACGAGTTATGTCAACAGGTTATCCTAGAAATAATAAAAAAAATTACGTGGGGTGCATTTTAGGGGTTGACAGAATTGAAATACGACCCTACAATGGCTTATCAGCCGCAGGGTAAACCCCCATATAGCCGTGGGGTAACTGTAGGGCTACCTAATAGTGTTGCCGGGAAGCTAACCATGGGGTTAGCCCTACGATGTTGCCGGGAATACCATACAGATAACTCCAAAACATAGAAAATATGTCGGGATTGCTAGCAAATGCTGGGGTACCCCCCGTGTCCCATGCGTGCGGGCGCATTGATTTTATTTATTTTTTATATCAAGTCTCTGTTACAGACAAGACAGAGCATCCCCAACCATCAACCCCGCCAACACCGCCAAGCTAACCCTATAACTAACACCCGCGCCCGCCCGCACGTGCGCGTTTTGTCATTTGTCATAGTTAATCGATATGGTTAAGGATAATAATAGCCCTGTTGATATCATATAATATAGCCTACAAGGTCAAACCAAACGCCCCAAAACCTAGGGATATCAACCGATTGATTATTATTCTGATTAATAGGCAAAGAAAAACCCGCCAGACTAACAAGCGGGTGATTCCTTACAAGTTCGCGGGATAGTTAGAAAATTATTTCTTTTCGAATCTAGCTTTAATCTCTGGGATATCTGCCAACGTTTTAACGTTTTGACTCCATGAATCGCTATCGAATCCACTATTCACAACATAGCTTTTTAAAAGGTCTGCTTGTGCGGATAAAGCCATTGATAACCTATAGACATGATTAAGAGTCTCAAGGGGAACCGTAGATAACTTTTTTGCTTGTTCTTCGGTTTCGATTACATATTGAATATTGTTCTTTTTATTCATTGTTTTGTTTCCTTTCTATTATGCTGATTTCTTGACTGGCTGACCATCCGCGCCAGTCTTAACTCGGTAAACTTTACGATAGCCGACTGCTTTAATAGACTGCTTCTCTACCTCATAAACCCTACCAATTCTATACAAGCCACTTTTAACAGATTCATAACTAGCCTTAGTTATTCCAACCAGTGCGGGGACTGATTCGAAATTACCTAAAGATAGGATTTCGACTATCCTCCTTTCATTAGCTTTCAATTTGATGATTGATTCTTCTGCTACCTTTTCCGATATGTGTTCGGTGCTAGCTTCTAAATCTATAATTTGGCTTCTGATATCTTCAACCGCCCATTTGATACGCCTAGTTGCATCGTTTAAGGTGTCTAGTAGGTTAATTAATGTTTCTTGGTTTTTCATCGTTTTTTTTCCTTCTTTTACGATTAATTGATAAATACTGCATAAATGATTAAGCATAATAGGACAACGGTAATTGTCCTATATATGACGTAAAGTGCTTCCATTAAGCGGTTACTCCTTCCAATGCCCGCCAACTATCTGAGGTTATAACATCGCGAACCATATTGGAACGCATACGCTGGGTATCATGTTGTTTCTGGTTTTTCTTAGAACGTTTAGTTTCAAGGGTATGGGTTGACCAATGAGTAAGGGCATTATATCCCGCGAACATGGTTTCCCCTAGTTCGATAGTTTCTTCCTTGTACTGGTCGCAAAGTGTATCCATCAACCCTTTATTAACTGCGGGTCGTTGTACATCGTCGAAGCGGTCTGATGCCTTCTCTTCTCTCTTGCAGATAGTATCCGCCAAGATATCGGAAAACTGATTGAGGGATAAACCCGCACCCGTCCATCTGTTTAACTGGTCGCGCTGATTAGTGAATAAATCCAACGATAACACCGCCTTATTTGTTAGTGCTTCCGTATCCAGATTGCGGGTGTGTTTCTTCTTTTGGTGATATGATTTCTCGCCACCGAATACGAGGGTATTACGGCATAAGTCACGATAAGCACCGCTAAAAACTTGAAAACTCCAACTCTTATCGATGCTATTATAGACATCTAGACGAGGTGTAACTGTGTCGTGTGCTGCCCTACTGTTTACTTCACTAGTCATATCAGGAAAATAAATAGTGCGATGCGCTTTCTTTCCGCCTTCGAATATCCTGTCTATTACCCGCATCCGCTGACCGCCTAGCTGACTGCCCGCCAATTGTTGCGCCTGTTTTGCGAACACTACTTCGTGATGCACTAGATTATATGTATCTTTGTATGGGTTCATATCTAGTAATTCGTTCATACTACGATTGAACAAACCAAAATATTTAGGCATCTCTTGCGGTAGCCCGTCAATATCCGCCAGAATCTGAACTGGTTCAAATACACATTTACTTGCATACAAGCTAACGTCCCGTGGGTCGCTAGTTTCATATTCTAGACCATCTCGAATGGGTACAAAGTCTGATTGAAAATTGATGATATCTAACATGATTTTTCCTTTCCTATGTTAGTAATGTTCGCGGGATTATTCCCGCCAGTGAATCTAAACACATATAAACAGATAAAACAACAGAAAAAAACAGATAAAAAAAACGGGCAATCAATCGAAAAAAACGAAAGGAAAAAATAATTGATTGCCCGCTACCATCCCGCCTAGTGGAGTGCAAGCGGGATAATAATTGATAATAAAAAGTAGTTAGCGTGGCGTTTTTGTCATGGTTAATGGGTAATGAATAAGACCTGCTGTTCTGGTTGTTCCCAACATAAAGCACAATTGGCACAATTTGGAGTTGCGCCAGTTTGTTCAGGACAGATAAACGCCTCGCCTTTTACTGGCTGTTTTTTATCTGCGGATATTGCAGAAAATTTAATATCAATCGCATCAGAAAAACGCACATTAAAACGATGCCTAAATAAGGCGTTGGTAAATTGTAACTCGTTACCGATAGGGCTAGTGGGACTATTTCCCGTATATCCCCAGACTGCTAAATTGTCGTGTTTACCTAGCAAAGTTGCCCAGTGTTTAACATATCCAGCAGAATAGAAATCACCTAGCACGTGCAAGCGCACAATAACGCCTTTATATATACTGCATAGTTCCTCTAGTTCGATATCTAGTTTCTGTTCTAGTTCTTGCCCGTGTTCTATACGGTGCGCGAATGCCATATTATTACCGTAACAATCATCCCAATGAAAACATTCACGGGGACAGGTTGCCCGTTCTTCTAGTGTTAAGGTGTAGATAACATAGCCCTTAAACTTGCCCTTTTTAACTACAGGCAACCGCCCCTTGTCTGCTATCTTCATGTTTCTAGACTGCTTTAAAACTGTTTTAGATTCGGCAACAGTTCTGCGGGCTTTTAAATACATAGTATGATTTGGTTTATCAATATCCGCTTTTCTCATGTTCTAATTTTCCTTTCATGTTCCTATTATCTGGATATCGAAAAGAAACAGGCACGTCAACATCTAACTTAAACATACCCATCCAACACTTGCCGCAATAATAAAAATCACCATCAATCACATCTGCGGGACTAGTACCACAACGGATACAAGCTGTATCCTCTCTTTTAATTGGCGTGGTCACTTTGTCATGTTTAGCGTTTGTCAGTTTGTCTTGTTTAGCGTTTGTCATTTGTCAGTACCTCAAGTAATGCGTCTCGCCTTTGTCACGTAACTCTAACAGTTCGTGATACTCTTTCCAATAATGCGTCGCGTCTTTGTCTTCCCATTCTAAGTCAGTTATTTTGTCTAGCAACAACTTTAGCTGTTTGTTTATATCGACAACCGCTTCTAGCGTGGTGTGTTTGTCATCCTCTTTGTCTGTAAAGTCGGTCATTTGTCTTCTCCTAGATAACTCAATTCTTTTGCTTAGTTTCATCAGTCAACAACCAATCTGTATTATAATATTGAGGTCTTCCTTCTTTGTCTTTCGGTGGTTCAAACTTAAATATCTTTTCTAAGTTGTGTACTGCGTCTTCTAACTTGCTAATGTCTGACATATATATATCGTGACATTCCACAATCATATTTAGCATACAACGTAACTCATTGTGTGCTTTCAATAACTTCATGCGTTCTTCAAATGATATCTTCATCACAGTTCTCCTCTACTTCAATACTGCTATCTTCAATGTGGTTATCCCATATGTAGTCGTGGATTGCGCTGTCTTTAGCTTCATCAGGGCTATCTGCCTCAATGTCACGTATCGTATGATATACAGTTATATATGCTTTGTATTTAGGCATCTTCATTCTCCTTTGGATAATATACCTCTACATAAGAACCACACTCAGGGCAAGATAAATTTGTAACCATCTGGTAACAATCATCCTCATGTTCTATGTCGTGGTCGCCACCCCATATCAGTTCTGTATTACAATGCCAACAGTTCATTCTATACTCGCCCATATCAAACGAATTATCTCTTTCTCTAACTCTTGTGGTAACGAATCAATAAAGTCACTCACATTCATTTCGAGTATCTCTTCGTACTTGCGTTCCAAGTATTCCTCGTGTTCGTGATTACTCATGGTAACACTCTCCTATTTGTAAAGTCTGCCCCATCACCATACTCGTCGGGTACAACCTCACCCTCTACTCTGTCCCAACATTCTACTACCTCTGAAGTCTCTATCCAAACTTTAGCACCGCAAGATAGTGGCTTATCTGGACTGTATACTACTTCAGTAAGACCATCTAAAAGCACTCTATCGCAATAGATGTTTTCCTTACTAGTCTTAACTGTAATTACAGGTTCTCTATCCCCCGTCTTACCATTAGACCTAATAACGTGTTGGTTTATATGTATCCGCTTAATCATAGTAACTCCTTTCCCCGTACTCATAACACTTAGCGATAATTATACATACAGGTAATAAAACATACTGTCAAGCTTGTCAAATAAAAAAAATGAGGCTACCCGAAGATAGCCCCACTTTTGGGAGAAGGAAAACTCCTAACGATTACTTGACTTCGTAAGGATGCCCATACCATGCCATCTTATTGAGGTTGTTGTCAAGCCATTTATTTGCATCTTGTTTATTTTTTGTCACGTGGACAGTTTGCCATGCCAGTAGGTCTACAGCTTGTCCTGACTTTATGCGTTCGATATTTGTCAGTCCCATCCTTGCACAAGATAATTCAGCAACAACTTGCCATTGTTTATCGTACTGTCTTTGTACCAGTTCGGTCTTAGTTTCACGTTTCTTCATTCTCATCTTCCAATATTTGTATGTAAATGTCTATTGCTTCCCTTATCAAGTCAGCAACACTGACCTGTTCGAGGCTTGTCTTGGTTTGTTCGCGAGACATATTAGATAGTTTGTCCCACTGTTCGACAGTCATCAACAGGTTGTAAGTTTTAGTTTCTTCTAATATCTTAATCGGACGTGGCATTTGGTTCCCGCCCTTCTAGCTGATTGATTCGCATATCAATGTAGCGTTTGGCTTTCTCCAAGTCTTGTAACTCATTTGTCTCAGATTTGTAGCCCGCCCGCATAATATACTTTATCACGTTGCCCATCCAGAAAGGCAACTCATTGTTCATAATGAATGATACAGGTTCGATTGCATATCGTTCGTAATGCTTTGGGTTTTTAATCACATCACTTTGCAACATGGCTTGTTCTTCTTTTGTCGTTCTATAAGACATATAATCGTAGTATCCTAAATTATCTTTATCTACTTCTTCATCAGTCATATTAGTTATATCCTAATAGTTAGTTTTTATATATAGGGTTTTCCCCAACAGGTTAGACCTAGAAATAACACGGATAAATTAGCCCGTCAATAAAAAAAATAATTTGACAGCGTTTTTTATTTGTCATATATGTTACTCATGGCTAACTGGATTCAAGATTACGTGATGGACTTACCACTGCAACCGAATGGTCGGATGCGGATGGATTGTCCTGTTTGTGCTAAGAAGAACACATTTAGTGTTGGGGAACAGGATGGGCAACGACTATACCACTGTTTCCATGCAGACTGTAGTGCGTCAGGTAGGACGGGGTTTCGTTTAACTAAGGATGTAACAACGCATCCCATGTTATTGAAAACAAAGAAGAAGTCTTTGTCTCCTTTCCCTTCTTCTGGTTTTGAAGTACCCGAAACTTTCGTCTCTATATCACGTAGTCCTGAATCGGTTAGCTATTTAAAACAGGTCAATGCATACGAATCATACTTGGAAGGGAGAGTTGATTTGCGATTTGATTTCAAACGCAATCGTATCGTATACATGATTACAGATGGCAAGCGGTTAGTTGATGCCGCAGGTCGAACTTTAACTGGTGAGAAACCAAAATGGTGGAGATATGGAAAGTCAGGTAATCCTTTCGTTTGCGGCAGGGGACGTGTGGGTATTCTTGTTGAAGATTGTGCTAGTGCTTGTAGTGTTTCGCGCAATTTTTCAGGGATAGCACTCTTAGGTACAAACTTATTGGACACACACATCAGCGTTTTACGCAAATATGAAAAGGTTTATGTAGCCCTAGATAAGGACGCTACAAAGAAAGCACTAGAGATAGTGCGTAAACTACAGGGTATAGTACCCACTAACTTATTGATTTTAAATCAAGATTTGAAGGATATGGATAATGACACAAGAGAACGGACACTCTCAAAATACGCTTGAACATCAGGTGTTAGGCTACATGCTTAACCACGAGTTTTACAATAAGGTAAAGAACATTGTTAGTAGGGACATGTTCGCGGGGCGCGACTCTACAATATTTGATGCAGTTACTTACGCACACAAACAATACAACATAGACATCCACCCTAGGCAGTTATCTGCCGTGGTTGCTGACCGCAATCCCGCCATGCCAAATAGCGCAGTGATAGAAATATATAGTATAATAGACAACCTATCGGTGAACATGTCTTCTCAGATGTCCCTCGAACTTGATGTGGTGAAGAATTTCTGGGTACGAGACAAAGCACGTCAGATTGGCGAACGTGCGATTGCTATATTCACAGGCGAATCGGAACACTTCGGGGAACTGAAGACGTTGATTGACATGGTTGAAGATGGTAGGATGACGGACAAGACTACCTATAGTGAGATGGATAAGGGGTTCTCGCAGTTGGTCGATGAGGAAGTTGGAGAACCTGACTTCCCTTTTGGTTGGGATTTGTTGTCTGAGAATTTGGCGGGCATGGACAGGGGCAACCTTGGTATCTTGTTTGCTAGACCAGAGGTAGGCAAGACCACGTTCTGTGCGTTTCTTTGTGCGAACTACCTGCGACACAAACAGAAAGTGGTGTACTGGGCTAACGAAGAACCTGCTGAGAAAATAAAGTTACGCATCATACAGTCTTACTTTGAACGTACACGACAACAAATGTCTGAGGAACGACATGAGTTGGAAAAGAGATACACAGAAGAGGTAGAACCTTACTTAACTGTGATGGACTCTGTGGGTACATCTATGGAAGAACTAAATGATTATGCCCAGCTAAACGAACCAGATGTTATGTTCTGTGACCAGTTGGATAAGTTCCGAATCGGTGGCGAGTTTAATCGTGGTGATGAGAGACTTAAAGAGATATATGTAACGGCACGTGAGATTGCCAAGCGCAACAAACTATTGCTGTGGTCTGTTAGTCAGGCAAGCTTCGAGGCACATGACCGCCAGTTCATCGACTACTCTATGTTAGATGGTTCACGAACTGGTAAGGCAGGGGAAGCGGATGTGATTATTGGTATAGGTAAGACGGGTAGTTCAGAGGAAGAGAACACTGCACGACACATTTGTATTTCTAAGAATAAGTTGAATGGGTGGCACGGAATGTTTACCAGTCACATCGATGTGCATACGGGGGTGTACTATTAATGAACATCCTAACGTTTGATGTGGAAACAACCCACAAGGAAAAACCCAACGGGTCTACCACTCCCCTGCCCTACTTTGGCAACATGCTAGTATCCATAGGGTATAAGTGGCTAGATGAAGAACAGGTATTCTACGACTGTTACTACCACAGTACAGAAGCACCAACACCTAATGCGTTTCAAGACTTTCAAGCTGCCTTGAACTATGCGGATATCATAATCGGACACAACATCAAGTTCGATTTATCTTGGATACGCGAATCAAACTTTACATATGAAGGACACGTTTATGATACGATGGTTGCAGAGTATATTCTATCGAAAGCAAGAAACTGGGCTTTGTCACTTGCTTCTGTTGCAGAGAAGTATGGTGGAGTGCAAAAGGAGAAAGACCTCATTACGCCCTACTTCAAAGAGGGCAAGACTTTCTATGATATACCGTGGGATACGATAGTGGAGTATGGTATAGCTGACGTACTGGCTACAGAACAAGTAGCCCTAGAACAACTCAAAGCCTTTGGCACAACGTTCGAGGAGATATTTGATGACGCTAATACCGACATTGCGTCTGTCGCTTGAGATGACAGAAGTTCTATCTGAAATAGAACGTAACGGAATAAAAATAAATTACAAAACCTTGATGGATATCAGGGACGAGTACGAACAGGAGATGTTTATACTCGAACGCAGACTAAACGAACTAGCCGCGAATGCAATGGGGGACACACCTGTTAACCTTGACAGCCCTGACGATAGGTCGATGCTGTTGTACTCTTGCCGTGTTGCTGACAAAAGGGAATGGGCTACCATATTCAACTTGGGACACGAGATGCGGGGTGCAACTAAGAAGCCCAAGCAAAGACGACGCATGAGTGATGCTGAGTTTAAACGGACTGTGGTGCGGGAGACAGACGTTATCTACAAGACACGTGGTTCACAATGTTCGAACTGCATGGGTAAGGGACGCTTCAACCCCTTGCGTAAGGATGGCACAGTAGGTAAGGCTGTTCGTATCTGCAAGACTTGTAACGGGTTAGGGGTAGTTTATGAAAGCACTGGCGAGGTTGCGGGCTTCAAGGTTATTCCCCGTGACACCTATGATGTTGCAGCAGGGGGCTTCAAGACGGACAAAACCACGTTGAGTGATTTGTCACTGGCGTTGCGTGGTGACGCACAAGAGTTTGCCAAGGGGTACGTTCGCTACTCCGCCCTGCGAACATATCTACGTTCATTCATTGAGGGCATAAACAATAATCTAGACCCTAATCACTGTATACATACAGAGTACATGCAGTGCATCACAGCAACGGGTAGGCTGTCTAGTCGCAACCCAAACTTCCAGAACATGCCACGCGGTTCTACGTTTGCAATTCGCAAAGCTATTGAAAGCAGGTTCGAGGGCGGGTCTATCTTGGAAGGTGACTACGCACAGTTGGAGTTTCGTGTTGCGGGCTTTCTTGCCAGTGATGACAACATACGTCTTGATGTAGAAGCGGGAACGGATGTGCATAGTTATACAGCAAGCATCATAGGTTGTAGTAGACAAGATGCCAAGGCACATACCTTCAAGCCCCTGTATGGTGGCGTTAGTGGCACAGATAATCAGCAACGCTACTACCGTGCATTCAAGCAGAAGTATGTGGAAGTTACTGAGTGGCACAAGAAACTACAGAAGGATGCGGTAACTAAGAAGGAGATAACATTACCATCAGGCAGGGCTTACTGCTTCCCCGATTCCAAGTGGACTAAGTATGGTACGGCTACTAACCGTACTGCTATCTGCAACTACCCCGTTCAGGGATTTGCTACCGCAGACCTACTGCCCATATCTTTAATCGGTATTCACAGACGCATGAAGAAGCTAGGCATGAAGTCTGTGATATGCAACACAGTACATGACTCTATCGTGTTAGACGTGTACCCGTCAGAAGAACAGCAATGTATAGATGTGATGGTAGAAGCTATGTTGTCCTTGCCAGAGGAGACAGAACGTAGGTATGGAGTCAGATATGACATGCCTATCGGTATAGAATTAAAAATGGGAAAAAACTGGCTTGACTTAGAACCTGTTTATGAGGTATAATCAATTTACGTAAAACTATAACCCAAGGAGTAAATAGCAAATGGGTACAGAATTAGAACTAATCGATAATGAATTTTCAATGGATATTACTGATGATAAAGAAGGATTACTTGCTGCACTTGGTCAGGATGGCGTAGGTGAAAGCAAGCAGTCTGGACCCTCATCGTTACGCATCAATTACGATGCCGATACAGATGATGGTCACACCTTGAAGCGTGGCACGTGGAAAGTGTGGAACGGAACAGAGAACGTATTTTCTGACTCTGTGTTCATAACACCTATGCTACGAACATTCGAGTACAACATCTTCGACGCAGAAGAAGGTGCTATGGTTGCACGTAGCGTTCAGCGCAAGAAGATGACGGACGCATTCCCAGATAACAATGGCGGAATGAAGTGCGGTAGACTAACACGGCAAGAAGAGGACGGCTTGGGTCAAGACGACGCAAGATTGTTGCTTTCTAAGTCTGTAACTTGTAATGTTATTGTGTATGGTAAGTTGGATATGCCAGATGGTAAGACTGCCGCAGGTAAGAAAGCACCGTTAGAGAACCTGCCATTCGTAGGCTACTTCAAGCGTTCTGGCTTTCGTCCAATCAACGACTTCATACAGCAGAAGTTGGGCAACAAGATACCACTACCAACCGCATACATTGAGTTGAAGACAAAGCGTATGTCTAACGGTGGCGTTACCTATTGGATTCCACAGCCTGAGTTAGTGAAAGAAGTTCAGTTCACACCTGAGTCTAAGGAACTAATGCAGAAGTTCATGGATACTGTTGCGGCATCTAACGCCAAGGTTATCAATGAACACAAGGATGCCAAGAAGCAGATTGTATCAGATGAGGACGTTGACTTAGCACAACGCTTCGCATAATGATTGCCCTGTACGAGATACAGGACTTCTTAAAAAAAGCAGGGCAGGGAGAGGTAGACTCTTCCTGTCTTGAAGTTTGGATAGAGAAGTTTGGTGAAGACTGCAAGGACTCATTACGTAAACAACTATCACGTAACGATGATTACCGCATACGTATGTCCGGTATTGGTCGCCCCCTGTGTCAGCAAAAGCTAGAGAAGAAGGGACACAAGCAAGAAGTTGCGTACAACGATGTCATGCGCTTCCTCATGGGAGACTTGGTAGAAGCTGTTGCCGTGTTCGTTATGAAAGCGGCAGGAGTTAAAGTTGTAGATACGCAACGTGCGTGTGAACTAGAACTATCTGGTAATAAGATTAAGGGAACCCTAGACTTGGTTATGGACGATGGGGAAGAGAAGGTTTGGGATATCAAATCAACTAGCCCTTGGTCGTTCGATAACAAGTTCGCGGGACGCGGTGGTTACGATGCAATCAAAGAGGATGACCCCTTTGGTTACATCATGCAAGGCTATCTCTATGCCAAGTCACAAGATATGCCTTTCGGTGGTTGGATTGCAATTAACAAGTCCTCTGGTGAGTGGGCTTTTGTGGAAGCACCTGACGACCAAGAGGAAGACCTTAAAACGTACATTGCTGAAGCAGAGAAGCGCGTAGACAGCCTTAACAAGGACGAGGCATTTAAGATACCCTTCGAACCCGAAGACGAGGTGTACACCCTCAAGGGAGAGAAAATAAAAACAGGTAACAAACTGATGCCAAAGACCTGCACCTTCTGTTCATTCAAGAACATCTGCTGGAAGAAAGCAGAGTACTTACCTAAGGCTACATCCAAGGCTAAGTTTCCACCGATGGCGTGGTACACCAAGGTTGTAACGAGTAAAATATAATGCCAGTGCTTTACACAGACACATACCCTTTAAAAGTAATGCAACTAAATCCGCAGATGATGTGTGTGTTTGTAGAGAGTCACGAAAGAAGGGGCGGGGACCCTGCGACTGTACAGGTTCGCGGGCTAGAAAAATCCCTGCCCTTAACTATCCGTAACAACTTTTCTAACTCTGGGTATCTCGTTGCTGATACTGAGGTTCGGGATATAAAGAAGATAGAGGAAGAGTTTCAAAACATCATGTATCATCTTAGAAGAGGGGCGACTATATGTCTTCCAACACTTCGTCTAAACGACCAAGTAAACTACCTAGAAAAGCATACCCCAAAAGTAGAACAATATCTCTTAAAAAGGCTAGAGGTGATGAAACAGGGATATCCCCTGCTAGAATCATGAGGAAAACTAAATACCGTTCTATGTTCGAGATAAACATAGCCAAGAAGTTAGCAGAAAATAAAATAAACTTTGAGTACGAAACTAAGAAGCTAACGTATATACCAAAGCCGCGAACATACACCCCAGACTTTTATCTGGTTGACAAGGATATCTATATAGAAGCCAAGGGGCATCTGGATAAGGGGGACAGAGTTAAGATGGTGTTGATAAAGCAACAGTATCCAGAGTTAGATATTCGGTTTGTGTTCTTGCGGGCAAGCAACAAGATTTACAGAGGAAGCAAAACAACCTATGCTGATTGGGCAACCAAGTACGGTTTTCCTTGGGCAGAAGGTGGTATTCCAGAGGAGTGGTGCAGATGAGTGAAGATATAGAAAAAGAAATGGAGATTGCAAGTCTTCTTCAAGGAAGATACTACATGATTCTAAACAACAATGAGAGTGAAAGTTTTTCTATGGCAGCATACGATACTAATGTAGATGCTGATGAGGACGAAGATGTACCTGCGGGTAAAATTATCTTGTGTGGTTTGATTGAATTGTTAGAGAATGACTTTGACCGTGTATGGGATGCGGGTATGGCTAGACTTAGTTTTGCATCTATGGTAGAAGGTTTGCAGATAGAACTAGAAGATTATGATGAAGAGTCTATCACAGATAAAGTTCTTGCAAGAGAAGACAACGTAGTTAAAGTTAAGTTTAATAGTGAACAATAAAGACAAAGGAGAAGTTAATGAATAACATGTTACCCACCCCATATCAGCAGTTCATACATAAGTCTAGGTATGCCCGTTGGTTAGAGACAGAACAACGTCGTGAGAATTGGGACGAGACAGTCGATAGGTATATAAGGTTTATGAATAACCAGATATTAGGAAAGCACAACGTCGAGTTATCTGCAAATGATATCAATGACTTACGTGATGCAATTCTAAGTCAGGAAATCATGCCATCTATGAGGGCTATGATGACAGCAGGACATGCCCTAGCCCGTGATAACATTTGCGGATACAATTGTAGTTACATACCTGTGGATAGCCCTCGTTCCTTCGATGAGTGTATGTACATACTTATGTGCGGTACTGGTGTTGGGTTCTCTGTAGAACGTGCTAACGTGGATAAGTTACCTGTTGTTAGCGACGGTATGAACGACTCTGACACTGTGATTACAGTGGGGGATAGCAAGCCGGGCTGGGCTAAAGCATACCGCGAACTTATTGCGTTACTTTATGCTGGACAGATACCTGCGTGGGATATGTCGGATGTCAGACCTTCGGGCGAACGACTAAAAGTAATGGGCGGGCGGGCTTCTGGTCCTGAACCACTTACAGACCTTTTCAACTTTACTGTTGAGACATTTAAAAAAGCACAGGGGCGCAAGCTATACCCTATTGAGTGTCACGACTTGATGTGTAAGATTGGTGAGATAGTTGTGGTCGGTGGAGTCAGACGTAGTGCGTTGATTTCATTATCTAATCTAAACGATGACCAGATGGCACATGCTAAGTCAGGTCAGTGGTGGGAGAATGAGGGGCAACGTGCGTTGGCTAACAACAGTGTTGCTTACAAAGAGAAACCACAGATGGGAACATTCTTACGTGAGTGGCTATCTTTGTACGATAGTAAGTCTGGCGAACGCGGTATCTTCAATCGTGAAGCAGCAGACAAACAAGTTGCAAAGAATGGCAGACGTGAGACAGGACATAGATGGGGGACTAACCCATGTTCGGAAATCATCTTACGCCCCTATCAATTTTGTAATCTATCAGAGGTGGTTGTGCGTGAGGGTGATGACCTTAACAGCCTGAAGCGTAAAGTTCGTCTGGCTACTATTCTAGGAACACTACAATCAACCCTGACTGATTTTAAATACTTGAGGAAGATATGGAAAGACAACACAGAAGAAGAACGTTTATTGGGCGTTTCATTGACTGGTATTATGGACCACTTCGTCCTTTCCAAGAACGTAGACAGCGCAAAGTGGCTACAAGAAATGAAGGAAGAAGCAGTGCGAACGAACAAAGAGTATGCCCAGATGCTTGGAATCCCACAAAGCGTTGCCATTACTTGTGTCAAACCTTCGGGTACTGTGTCTCAACTCGTGGACGCAGCTAGTGGTATTCATGCACGACACAATGATTACTACATTCGGACAGTTCGCGGGGATAACAAAGACCCCCTAACACAATTCCTAATCGAGTCAGGAATACCTTCTGAACGTGATGTTATGAAGCCTGATTCAACAACTGTATTTAGCTTTGCCATGAAGTCACCTATGGGTGCGGTAACACGGACGCAGATGACAGCCATCGAACAGCTAGAACTTTGGAAGACGTATGCCTTGAATTGGTGCGAACACAAACCATCTGTAACTATATCAGTTAAGGAACATGAGTGGATGGAAGTTGGTGCGTGGGTGTATGAAAACTTTGATGTTGCATCTGGTGTCTCATTCTTGCCACATAGTGAACACACTTATCAGCAAGCCCCGTATCAAGACATAGACGTGGATGAGTACAACGAATGGATGCAGGTGTTTGGTAACACAGTTATCGATTGGCAAAAACTAACAGAGTTTGAACGTGAAGACAACACTACTGGTTCCCGCGAACTTGCTTGTACAGCGGGTGTTTGTGAAGTTGTTGACTTGAATGCAGCGTAGGAGAAAACATGAACTTAAATGAATATCAAGAGAAAGCAAAGTCTACTGCTATATATCCTGAGAACGCTAAGATTACCTACACGGCACTTGGCTTGGCAGGTGAGGCGGGAGAAGTTGCAAACAAGGTCAAGAAGCTTATCAGAGATGGCTATGACAGAGAACAGTTTGAAGCTAAGAAACTAGAACTTGCTGCTGAGATTGGTGACGTACTTTGGTACGTTGCTAACCTCACCTCTGACTTGGATATGTCTCTATCTGCAATTGCAGCACAGAACCTAGATAAACTTGCTGACCGTAAAAAAAGAAATGTTATCGGTGGAGATGGAGATACCAGATGAAGAAACTAGCATTAGAAAATTACTTAACAAGGTTTATAAGATACATAGTAGATTGGCGTAGAACTAGAAATGTGATACGTCAACTACATAATTTATCTGACAGGGAACTAGCAGATATAGGTATCAACCGACACGAAATTGCACGGTTAGCATACACTGAGTTACAACGCAAGAACTATGAGAAGTAGGACAATTAACATGGAACAAGAGAACAAGATTACAATCGACGGAAAAGATTACGATATCGAATCATTATCTCAGCAACAAAAATACTATGTTACGCAAATAAAGCTTGTACAAAACAAAGTAAATGAGTTAAACTTACAAGTAGCACAGTTCAACGCTGCGAAGTCTAACTTCATAGACGAACTGATTAAATCAACACGGGAAGATAGTAATGAGTCTGAAACCAAGTAAAGAAAAAAGAAGTCAGTTCGACCTAGACCTAGAGTTTGGCGAATTTTATGAAGACCAGTTAGCGGAAATATTCGGAACTAAAAAAGTAGAAGTTAAGGCGGATACACGTTGGAAGGACACAGGCAACCTTGCAGTTGAGTATGAGTGCTTCGATAAGCCCAGTGGCATATCTGTTACTAAAGCAGATTACTGGGCATTCGCTTTGACGTACGGTAGGGATAAGCAAGAAGAGTGTGCTTACATGATAATACCTACCAAGTTTATCAAAGAGATAATAAAAGAAAAACCCACGCGGTTAGGCGTGGGCGATAGAAACAAAGCCAACATTCACATAATGGCTATATCAGATTTGAAACACGATTTAGTAAAGGCGTATAACGATGCCAAAGAAGCCCAAAGCGGAACTGTTCAGCCTAACGTGTAGGTTGAACACGGATGGTAACGTCGAACTAGATTACGAATCAGTTAATCCTGACGAGTTTGTCAGGACAATGGAACATGGTTTCCCAGAGTATGAGGGGACGTTTAAGGTTGCGTCCCTCGTACGCTACCTAAAAGAAGTTGGTGATGAAGTACTCAGCAACTCTGGTAGGTATGTCTAGCCCATATTCTTTTCGATAGCAGACTGTCTCTTCTTCTCATAGCTAGACATCTTGCCGTCCTTATCTAGGTCGCCAACCATCTTACCTTTTGCCATCTTCTTCTTCATGGTTCCCCCGTACATCATGCCTTGCTGCATACCTTGCTGGCGCGGGGCCATTGGGTTAGCTGACATCATCATGTCACCGCCCATTTGCATAGGTTTGCGAACCATCGAACCGTAGGCATAGTGTTTCTTATTATTTTTGTTCTTCATTGGTTTCTTCCTCTTCTAAGTATTGGTCTACATAATTAGTTAAAGTCTCTTCTAGTCCATATCTAGCTACCTCAGTTGCAAAAAACTCAGTTAGTAATGTATCGAACGCGTTTAACTCTTTCTTCGTAACCAGCTTCGGGTATCTAAGCATCTTTTCCATTATTCGGGCAGCGTCTTTACTCTGCAGGGCTAACAGCATCACGTCTGAGTTGTGTTTTTGCATTAATCTTAATGTAACTTCTGTTACAACATAGGAAGGACTAACCATTCCTCTAGCTATATTATACGCCCTACTGATAGCTTCGTTCGTTGACATCCCTTTTGAACCAAGTTGAACAGCTAAGTTAGCAGCCTGTTGTCTTGCTAAGTAAAAGAATATACCGTGTAGGTTTTCTATCTGCTCTCTAGGCATTACCTTTTCTAAGTTCTTAACAACTTCAGGATTTTCTAATTCTGCCAAAGCACCTATAACATTTTCAAAACCGTGAGTAACTATAGGTTCTTGAAGAAGACCCCTTTTAATTTGTTCTTGTTTTAAGTCTACATCTATCTCACGCAAATCAGTTGCTGCCAATCTTCCTTTAGGTCCATAGCCTCCTTTTTGAATAAGACCTTGATAGGTCATATTATATACTGCGTTATCGAATATGGTATCTAAATCTGCACCTTTTAATTCTGGGTCTTCAGATATAACTTCTTTAAATTTAGAACGAACAGAATCTAAATCCCCCATACCAGAAATATATCGTTCATAAAACGAACCAGAATCTTTTATATTTATAATATCTTCTAAGACTTTCATAGACTTTTTAGAATAGTCTGCTTCTATTTTAGCTTCACCTTTAGCTTCTGACAAAGTACGTTTTAATTTTTCTACAGCCCTCTTACCTGTGTTGTAATTCGTGTTACCTTTTGCTATTAATTTAGCTATGTCTTTTTCTCTAGAAACCATGTCGGTTATATTAAATACAAGAACTTGGTCAGGGTTTCCGTCTAAGTCTGTAACGTTAATATTAAATATTTCGTTTATTTCATCTAGTTCATCTATAATAGATTGTTTAAAACCCAGATTTCTAGGGTCAACTCTCTGACCTATGGTGGGTGCCTTGGATAAGAAATCAGCAGCCCACGCGTCGTACACGATAGCTTCTATGACTTCTTCCATTAATTCTAAAGCTACCCGACCTTCTTCTGTATTTAAGTTTATTCTCATCTGCCCTGTATTTTTATCAGGAACACCAAATAGTTGTTCTAGGCCCGCTATCTGATTTCTCAAATTTCCAATAGCTTCTGTCTTTCCTCGTCCACCACCCATGATTTTGGCAACAGACTTGCCCATGTCACCCATAACATCTATAGGTGTTGCACCTTTATACAAACCACTAAGACCTGTTGAATCCTCTGTAACTTTATCTCCTGTTTTAGATGACAAAATTCTGTTTAGAACACTGCCGGGTCTATTAGGGTCATTTTTCTGTTGGTATATCTTCCTCACCTTTAAAAGAAACTCGTGACCTACAGGGTCATTTTCTTTCATTATGTCATCAACAAGTTCTGTGAATTGACTGTATTCTCTAGAAACAGCAGGGTTAGTTGTCTTGTATCCGTAATCTCTAAAAGCCCGTCTAAATTCTTCTATCTCTTCTATATTTGCATTTGCAAACACATTTGCAGAACCCGTCTTGTGTAATAATAATCCAAACTGAGTAGGGCTTTGTTTTGCTATACTCGTTATTTCCTCTGCAGTAATTCTTCCCCCGCTTGCTTCTACTATAGAAGTAATCATCTCCTGAACTTCTTCTTCAGAGAAAGTATTCATGGTGCGTTCGACCATTGCTTCGAACATCTTACGAGATTTTCTACCCAAGTAACCCCCGAAGAAGGTGGACGTAGGACTAAAGAACTTTTCTATATCTGATATTTCATCTCCTGCAAGACGTAACATCTCAGTAACTACAGGAGATATATCTATGTTTGGTCTGTCAGTTGTTTTTACAAACTCTCTGAACCCCTCGTATGCCTCGTCCATCTCTAAAGCTAAAACACCTTGTCTTTGAAATATTAATGCTTCAACTGCTGTAGATAAGTTGTTTCTGTGCAAATCTTTTTTGTTTCGTATTGACCTTATCGTTTTAAAACGACTTAATAAATCTTGTTGAGTTTGTAATATCAACTCACGTGATTCTTCTACTGAAGCAACATCTCCTGCCAAAGTTTTAGAGGTATTAAGAGATAATCTTTTAGAGATGATGTTTTTTATTTCTACGTAATCTTCCAAGAATGTTTCTGGTAATGGTTCAGAAATGTCTGATACTGTGTCGGAAATCATAGCATCTACGTGGGTATTTAATTTATTAAACTCCAAGTCCATAAACTTCTGAACATTTGTTAAACTGGATTCTGTTTGTTTTAATAATTCTCTCACAGCCCCTACCTGTTGAGGATTTGCAAATTCTGCGGCATGTTTTTGAAATCCTTGAATTAGTAACTGTCCTCTAGATGCAACTCTATCTACCTCTAAGGCAGCTTCTAACATACTTCCTAAACCACCTTTCTTCGCTTTTTTTACACTTGCTGTTTGTGCAGCCATCTGATAAGCTGCAATAGCCATAGGTAGACCTGATATTTCAGCAAGCGATTGATTGAGTATTTCTGCTGCTTTTGCCCTTTCAGCACCTTCGGGGAACATTTTTAAAAGTTCATCTTCTAGGTTTCTCTGTTCCTGTACTATGTTTAAAAAAGAATCCCTTGTATTTTCATCCATTTTTTCTATTTGCTTAAAGGCTGCAGAGATTTGCTTTCGTTCTAAAACTGTTAGCTTTCTATCTAGATACAATTTCTCATAGTCGTCAATTGTCAAATCTTGCTGTGTTAGTTTCCTAAACATGTATCCAAAGGGGCTGAGTTTTCCTTGTGTATCCCAAGCTGTAATTCCTGCTGCACCTAAACCTATAGCTTTCTGAGTAACTCCAACACCTAGCCGTGTTACAAACTTACTACCACCAGTTATCTCTCCAAACAACCCTACACCTAGCCCAAATAACTCAGCGGTTTCTGCGTCCATACCGTATACACCATCTAAAAATTGTCTAGATGCTACTGCAGCAGTTGCCAAACGAATATCTGCACCTGCTACTTCGAGTACGTAAGGACTTACTTTATTTCTTAAAAAATTTCTAGTGTTTAGACGATACAAGTTATCGGCTTCTGCTTGTAATCTTATCTTTTCTTGGTTGCTTATTCCAACCTGTCTAGATTGCTTCATCAAGTCATCTGCCCTAGTTTTTGCCTCGCTAGTCTGCCTTGCTATTTCTTTGTTGTACGTACCTAACTCTATGAGGTCTTTATCTAGTTTTACTTTTTTGTCGTAGTAAAGGGCTAATCTTTGAACATCTACTAAAGATACGTTTTTTCCCATATTAAGAGTATCACGAATTTTTATTGCCCTGTTTGCTTCCTCTACTGACCTTGCATTTTTAGTTTTTCCTAAAATAGTACCACCAAAAAAGTTCTCAGCAAGTATAACTCCCCACTGTTCTACTGCATTCATCTGAGAAAATGATTCTTCTACTACTGCATAGGCTGTAGCATCGTCAATAAACTGACGTTCTGTTTTCTGACCATCTAGAGTTGTTTCGTATACAAAGTTATCAAACTGTTCTTGCGTAAGTTTTCCTTCGGCTAGGTCTTTCTTAGCCCTGTCTCGTATTAGGTCATTCATACCCATAGCTAGAGTAGGTGCTGGTATAAAACGGTCTATATCCCTGAGTATATTATCCGTTCTTTGTTGGCGGTCATCGGATAATGCATTCCACTCTTCTTTAAAAGATGTTTGCAAATCAAATGCCCGTCGCATTGCTTCCATAGCACTTCCTGCGTAGTCTGCAGCGTAGTTAGGAAGAACGACTGCTGCCCTGCCTGTTTCGTTAAGTCGGGTTGTTAGATTTGATAAGAAGTCGCCCGTAGCCATCTCATCTATAAAAAACTGCCTTACTGCTACATCAACATCAGGTCTTCCTGTATTGACTATAGGTCTTAGAACATCATCTAATTTCTTGCGGCCTTTGGCGTATTCATCTGCTAGGGGGCGCACATCAGGGTCTAGATAGCTAGTATCTATTTCCCCTGTTTCAGATACGAAAGCAATTGTGGGGTCTGTGGGTGCTGTTTCTTCTCGTCTTTGTCTTTTTAAGGATTCTTGCAAGGCAAGATTTAGTTTTATTTGTTTAGTAAATTCGGGTGTTCTAGCAAGTTTCGCTGCATTTGGACCGGAGTATCTTTTTGTACCCTCGTAAGTCTCTATAACTACTGTTTCACCAGCATCTAATTTAGCTAGTACATCAGCATATGTTGTAACTTTAGTTGCTTCTTCCTCTCTTCTAGCTATATCTTCTTGTGCAGCTAGTCTTTTAAACTTAATGGGAGATGCTTCAACAACAGCTTCCGCAACTTGTTTACCTGCAGTAATTGCTTCGCCTACACTTGTAGGTGTTTTTACATCCGGTAGTTTAGGTTTTGTTTTTGTTACTTGAACCTGACTAGGCACACTAGCTTTAGGGTCGGGTTTTAATTCTACATTGACAGGTCTAATATCAACACGAGGTATGCCCTCTTCTGTTATAGTAGCAGGGCTATCGTCTAATTCTAATTCTCCTGCCGCAATTCTTTCGCCAACAGTTTGCTGCGTATCTTGATTTTCTTCTTCGTCAAGTACCACGGGAGTAGGTTGCTTCGCCATATTATTCTACCTTCATAGCTTTTACAAAAGCATCTGTAACGTCGTTTCCGTCTCTATCTACCACAATCAGGTCGCCCGCTGCATTTTTAAATTCGTACGCTACTAAACCATCTCCGTAAAATAGTTCTGGTAAACCTTGCGCTACAGGGTCGAAGACTTCTTGTTCTTTACCTTGGCCTGTTAATGTGTTAGTTATACCGTCCATCAACTGTTCCGTTTTAGAAGATGTATCAACAAATCTATTATCCCTGATGCTACTTTGTTTTCGTCTGTGGTCTACAGTTGTCTTAACAAAGTTGTAGGCTTTTATAAAGCGTCTATCTTCTACAGTAATCTCGTCTTTATTTATTATACTTCTAAGCATAGCATTATTTTTATCTCTTGCTTCAAACTCTTCCAAGACAACCTTTAGTTTTTCTAACGAACCTTCTTGTGTTGTAAATATACCAGTTTGTCCTAGTCTTTGTAGTTGTATTTCAAAGTCTTGGTTAGACAAACGACCTGAAGGGTCAACAGCACGTGCCATCTTAGCTGCAAGTGTTAACTTCAATGCGTCCATTCTGTTAAGTTGTTGATTTCTATTAAGTCCTAAATATTTTGCTGCTGTATCCGTTAAATCTGATAGATTTGTATCATCTTTTAAATTTTGGGTAAACTCTGCCATTGTAGGGTCGCCACCAAAAAATACCTGCGTTAGTTGTTTTGCTTGTCCAACTAAGCCAAAGCTAAATTGTTCTATTCTTTGTGTCAAACCTGTAGCCTTGTACGTCTCTTGTAAAGAATACAACTCTCTTAACATTCTTACAGATTCTTGACCTGCTGCATCTTGTTCTATAAACTCACCAACGTTAACTCCTTGTTTCTTCATGTACGCATTACCATTAATTCCTGTTGTTGCAGTAGGTGGCTTTCCTACGTTAACAGGGTCCGGTTTAGTTATGGTAAACACAGCGCGAGTCATCGCCCCTATGTCTTCATCTGCAAAATTAAACCGTGAGTTTCCTTTTCCGACTCTTGTTAATACTTGTGAGACGTTATCTAAAGTAGTTAAATTAGCACCTCCCGCTAATAAAAATACGTTCTTCCCGCCAGAATCTAACAGTAAAGACCCCGCAGCTATGGCTTCTATTTTACTGTCATCGTCAAGGAAATCCTGTGCCGTCATATCTGGGTCATCACCATAGGTTATATAGTCTCCATTTACAACTACTTGTGCTATTCCCTCAGTCATCCCGTGGTACGTGGAAAGGTTATTTAATTGTTCAGAATTAACCCCGTACTCTTCCTGTATCTGCCTAACGTCTATAAACGTTCCTGTGATGGTTTGTTCGTCGGGTGCAGCATTCTTATCAGGTATAAATACTTGACCATCCTCGATTATATCTCCAAACGTGGGGTCGCCTTTAGGAACAGATTTAAATTCTGTTTTAGGAAGTATGCTTAAATCTTGTAAGGCGCGATTCATAAATGGACTAGCTTTTTCCCAGTCGTAGTATGCTGCTTCAGTAGTCTTACCACCTTCATCTTTGCCGCTATTATCTTTAAAGTATACTTCATTCTGTCTGTTCCACATAGAACTTAGGTAAGATTTAAACTGTTCATTGTTTTTTGCTAATGAAACAACACTGTCGTAATTCTCTGCAAGATGCCCTTCCATTTTAGTCAGGCCAGTAAATAAATCTTCATCGTTTCCTATATCTATCATTCCAAAGGGTAGTACGATTTCGTTCTGTCCGGTACCAAACTTACTAGTGTTTTCAACATCATCCATAACTTTAACCATAGCGTAAGCTGCTGAAGTTATGTCAAACCCTTGTTTGTTTAATTGTGTAAGTGTTGACGCTTGTTCACCTGTTATTTTTTCATCACCGAATAAATTAAAAATAAGTTCGGAACCTGCTTTAGCAAGTTCCTTCTTGTTCTCCGCATCTAGTTCAGCCCGTGCTATCTCTGCAGATTTTCGTTCTCGCGCATTGTCCATAGACTGTTCGAATACACCTGTGGCAAACGCAGCCATGTTCAAACCAAATACCATTACTCATTCTCCTCGCGAGACATATTTATGAAGTTATCATCTTCAGGTT